GTTCGACGTTAAGCAGTATAGAAAGTTATTCATTGTCCGGAAAAGATTTTCTAGAAGAGAAAAATTCAGAGAATCGAAAAGTCAAAAAGTAAAAGCGTAAAAGCATAAAGAAAAATTTATAAAGGGGGTGTTACATAAATTATGTTGACCTAAAATGAAGTATCAGTTAAAAATTGAAAAAATCGGAAATAAGACATATGTTAAATGTCCAATTTGTGGAGACATATTAGCTACAGACGATCCAGAATATTTTTTAAGGAAATTCCATAAAAACGCAATTGAGCCGTTAAGCAGTTGTCCACATTTTGAAGTTGTTGATGTTTACAAAGACCAGAAAAGTTCCCAGAATATTCCAGTTTATGAGAAAAAAGCAGTCATGAAATTCGAATTTAGAAAATATGTAAGTTTTATCATTCCTCGTGAAAGTTAAGTTTTTTTCATTTTTTTCTTTTTCTCTTTTTTCTCTTAATTTTCTAATTCTATTTATTTTTATCAAGAATTTTTTTTAAGTTTGAGTTAAAAATTCAAAGCTAAGAGAAATTGGTCAGTAATGTAAGTAAGGGTAAAAAGATCGAAAAATCAATACGTAAAAAAATAGAGATAATTTTATAAAGGGGTCAAAACATAATTTAAATTGATGATAAAAAATGAAGGTAAGTAAAAGGGCAAAGGCAAAGGCATTAAAAATATACAACAAGATATTAAATGAGACCGAAGATCCGGAAGTTTTGGAAGCGTTGTGGGAAATCCTGGACGAAGAACTTCATGTAACATATCTCTAATTAAGCTAGCTTTTTTTATTTTCAATTTCTAATTATGCCCGAATTCTCGAAAATTTTTCTCAGTTTTCAAATAAAAATTCAAAGAGTTTAGAAATTGAGAGTTTACATGTTTAGCGTTAAAACTTTCGAAAAATGCAAACGTAAAAATGCAAAGAAAACTTTATAAATGCAAACTTGCATAATTTAAATTGACCAATATGACAAGTGTGAAAGTAAATTCAAGTCAAGTAGAGGAATTTAAGAAGTTTGTACATTTTTTGGCAAGATGGACTCAGTTGTCCAGTCCGGAAATTGAGTTCGCAGTTCTATTATACAGAAAGTTCAGACATGATAAGCCGGTGGAAGACGTTTGGTTGGAATTCGCTAAGACCCATAACCCGCGAATCTTCAAAATGCGTATTTTACATGATAGATATCCAAGTTAATTTATTTTTTTCATTTTTTCTAATTCCAATTTAGCCATAATTCTCGAAAATTTTTTTCAGTTTTGTGATAGAAATTCAAAGTTAGCAAAAATTCAGAGTTTACATGTTTAGCGTTAAAGAGATCGAAAAATGCAAACGTGAAAAGCTAAAGAAAACTTTATAAATGAGAAGATACATAAATTAAAATTGAAGGTGAAAAAGATGGTTGAGCTAAAAGTTAGATATGAGGGTCAATTCAGCAAATATTATTGTCCATTAGACCAGACATTGTTAGCGATTGTGCATGATTCCGGTAGCGGTTATGTGTACACGCCATGCAGTCATTACGAATGGGGGGAATATGGCAATTTGTACTACGAATTAAAAGCGCCAGCGTTAAACCGCAATGCAGTGTTGAGAGTTCGGAACGGTACGACAGTCTATATTTTGTATCCCAAACAAAGCCCATCTTAAGCTAATATTTTTTTATTTTTTCTAATTCTAATTTGCCTAAATTATGCTTAATTTTTCTCAGTTTTGTGATAAAAATTCAGAAAGTTAAGAAATTGAGAGATAACGTGTTTAGCGATAAAGAAATCGTAGTTTGTAAAGGCAAAAGCATAAAGAAAATTTTATAAAGGGGCAAATGAAAATGTAAATTGGGGAAAAGGAAAATGAAAGTTGTGCAAATCGGTCAGACAAAGTATTACATAAATTCGAGAGACGATATGATTTCAATAGTCCATGAGCTTGCAAGACAAGGTTATAGCATTGCAGAGATCGCCTCATTTTTAGGCATCACAGAAAGGACTGTAAAACGTTATTTATCCGACTGCTGGTAAGTTAGCTAATTTTTTATTTTTCAAGTTCAAAGTCATTAGTTTGCTTTTTTTCGGGCCATATTTAGCTAAAGCTATCAGCGATTTTTCTCAGTTTGTAGATAAAAATTCGAAATTCATAGAAATTCAAAGTCATGATGATTAATGTTAAAATTTTTGAAAGATAAAAGAAGTTTTAAATTTGTCATAATGCATATGTTATTTTGCGGGTGATAGATTAAATGTCTCAAAATTCAAGTCAAGAAAGTCAAACTAAAAAATATGAAGTAAAAATACTAAAGCAAATAGAATATCTGCCATCAGTCTTCATGATAAAACATCTTGATGGTGAGGTTACCAAGATCTCAATATTAGCAAAATATTTCGAAAATTGCACAAATTATATTTCAAGATCTAGATTAACTTTCAGCGGTTGTTTTAAATATCTTGAAGATGAGCTTCTACAGACCAGAGGCATATATTATACTCCAGCACCACCGATATTTTCAGTTAACAAAAGAAGTAAAATTACTAGAAGTCTTGAGGATATGAAAAACATTATACTAAAAGAGATAGAACTTCTAAACCTCAGATTTAAAGAATTATTGATTTCCTATGATAATTATTCGATAACAATTTACGATTACTATATTAAAGGTCAATTGTACCAATTTAACCTAATATACAACCAAGATTATCTAGAAATTTATGAAGTTCCGCCAATAAATAATGATTTAAATCTTAGTTTTAATCATTCCAATAGCCTAACAATTTATCATCACGAAATACAGTTTTCCAGTCCTACATTAACTAGAGATTTATATTCAGACCCCGGCGTGGCATTTTTAATACATCCGGAAAATGAAGTGACATTGACTTTAAAATCGCCAACAAGTTCTACAGATACAGTTATGCTAAAAGTTAACAAATACTATTTAATAACTCACCCAAAACCTAGGACTTAGGTGAGAAATATGGTTGAATATAAATATAACCCAATAAAAGATGTAAGGGAAGAAGTCATGAAGATGGTTAAAGAATTTCCAGATTTTCCAAAAGATGTGGAAATTTGGACTGCCCAAATTACAGTTGACAAAGAAGGAAAACAATATCTACTTATTACGTTTGTTAAAAACGATATTTTAGATTACTTTTTCCATGAAATAATTGACAATCTCGAGAATACAATAAAGATGGCATTAGAATATATAAAAGATGTAGAAGAAGAAATAGAAGAAGAGTGAGTTAAGATGTCTGAGGTAAAAATTCTAAAATATCTAAATTACCTTCCAAAAGTCTTTATGGTTAAACATATAGAAGGTCAAGTTACCAAGATTAGTACAGTTCAAGGCGATTATATTGATTGTGCAAAATATATTTCTAAATCTGGAAGAAAGTTCAGCGGTTGTTATGAATTAATTAATTATGCTTTAGCAGAAGCTAGGGGCATATATTATATAACTGCACCGCCAAAAATCTTTATATCTTCACGTGGAAGATTTGCTGAAAATCTAAATGATTTGACAGACCTCATTATGAGAATTATAGAATTTTATGATTTGGAAGAAAAAAGATTGCTCATTAATTATGATGAAAAACAAATAATGATTTTAGATAAATATGTGAAAGGACAATTATACCAATTCCCGTTGATTTATAAGAATAGGCAATTAGAAATTTACGAAACTCCAATGCTAAAATATACCAATGAACTTAATTTTGATATTAAAAATGAACTAACAATTGAGAATTATGAGCTAAAGTTTTCGAAAAATGTTGAGATAACCGGTCTAATCTCAAAGCCGAATATAGCATATTTTATGTATGCTAAAGGAGTTAAAGAATTAACAATAAAAACTCCAGATAATCAAGAAAACAAAGTGATGTTAAATCCGGAAAAACATTACTTAATTATATATTTAAAATCTAAAAAACAAGAATAAGAGGTGAAAGTTATGGAATTAAAAGTTGAGAAATTTGGAGATTTAATTGTTTATAAATGTCCGATATGTCATAGGGAATTATTAATAAAAACGTCTAATTATTTCCCGCTTACAAATAGTTGTGATCACTATAAAGCTTATGCATTACCCTTATCAACAATTGATCAATGTCCAGAAAATAAAAGAGAAGTTGTATTAGTAAATGATAACGGTTGGAAATATGTAATTTGTAAAAGATAAATGTGGTGAGATAATGAGAAATTATAAATTATGTTTTGAATTAGCCGATACAGTTGGAGATATTATAATTTTTAAACATAAGAATAATTTTGAAATTATCTTTACTAATGAATATACATGTTATATCTCAGATTATCAAGACAAATATTGCCTAGTCCAACATGAAGATAGCCGTGGAATTTTCGATATTTATTTTATACCATATGAAGAATTAGGAGTTAAAAATCTAGACGAATTATTCCAATTGCTAGTTTTAAAGCCAAGAGAAACAATGAAAATAGTAACTGAAAACGATATACCGATAAACAGACTTATTATAGAATATTATGAAGATTAATCTTTTTTTAATTTTTTAATAGCTTTTTAATTGTCATTTTTAAACTTGTATTTATGAGTTGTAGAATGTGATATTATTTCCTTCACGGGAAAACTCATGATCTTTATGGCTTAGTAATTCTCTTTATTCTATCTTTTATTCTCTACTTTTCTGTTCAAAACGAGATTCTAAAATTGATTGTGATTTTTCAATTGATAATTATAACCGGGATTTTTGTAGATTTATGGAGTCATTGTTTCCATCATTAAAAAACAAAAAAATCATTATTTCAAATAAACACGTAATTTTTTTCTTCCAGTTTCTGGATTTGTTACCTTTTTTATTTCTATAAATCCTTTTTGCTCCAAATTATACAATCTGTCCATAAAAAAGTCATAATAATCGGTACTATGAACAAAATGTTTTATTAATTCGTCTCTCCAAATTCCGTCTGGATATTTTTTTAAAAAATCTAATAATTCTTTTTCTTTTTTTCCTAATCTAATTTTTTTTCCTTGTGGTTCAGTCATTTTATATCAAATATATAAAAAAGAAATATGACAAATATAAAACTTTAAGAGAACTTTGATTTTCAAAAAATACAAATTGTATTGCTTAAAATATCTTCTTCAATCTGTCTATGATTTTTTGTATATCTGAAACTAAAGATTTTACAGTATTTATATCAGTTTCTGGTATTTCTAATATTAATCTTGGAGTCATTATTTCTCCTAATTTATCTATTAGAAATTCAAAGCTTTGAACTATATATGGGTCTGGAGGATAATTTACTAAAATCCCGCTTTGATATTCGTATTCTATAATTTCCGCAAAATCATAAACTATTGTAAATAGATTTTGATTAATTGGAGTTACTTCTAGTAATTCGCCAAACAAACTTTGTAACCCAGTAAATCCATATTCTGGAGCTATTATCACAGAATTTGCTGGAATTTGGAAGACAAAAGCTATAGTTCTATCGTAATATTTGTCTCTAACAATAGCTAGAGAATAAAGCGGAATGTTTTGCAAATTAGTTATAAAGCTTGAGAGTTCATTAGCAAAGTAAACTTCAGCGAAAGCATTGCCAAAAAGATAATTTGGAATTGTGTACATTTGGTTATTTTCGCTTAATATCCCGCCACGTAAAAGCGATACAAGTATTGGAGAATTAGTTTTGTTTTGCATTATCCAATCTACTTTTCCTTGGAAAGAATTGTAGTTATAATATAACGCTAATTTGTCATTTTGCCATAGAAGATTCGCGTTTTGTGGTATAGATGTATCAACTTTAATTTCGTTTGTATGTGTATGGAATTTCCTCATTTTAGGTCAAATTGTATTTGTTTTATGACATTAAAAAGTTAATATGTTCCTAAATCTTTAGAATTATAAATTCTAACTTTATTTTCTTTTATCCGATTTGCTAAATTAATCAAACAATTAGCTATTATTTCATTCAAATTGTCATCATTATTCATATTTTCTATTTCAAAAATTACTTTGACAATTATCCTATTTCCATTCTTGGAATAAATTATCATATTTAAAAATAAGAGTAAAAATGTTTTTAAATATGTCATATTCGAAAAAGAAGAATGATGTGATATGAGTATAGTTTTAAGAGGATTAGATAAAGAAAGATTTAAGAAAAATATTGTTATATGGTTAAATGTTGATAATATTATTCAAAATTGTTATACAAATTTTAAAGATATTGTAGCAGATGCAATAATCCAAATGATTTCAGAAATTGTAGAAAAAGATAATTGGAATTTACAATATTTTGATGAAAAGGAATTACAAGAATTATTCAATGCATTCATGAAAAATTCTAAAATTATGATACAATTAAACAAACAAATTGATGAATTAAATTATGCATTTGAAGAAGTTATTGTTGAATTTGATTTTCCAGAAGAAGAAAAAAAGAGAATTGTCAAAAGATACATAGATAATATACTAGAGGCTTATGGATATTTGGATTTATGTATTTTTGTAAATTTAGAAGAAATAAATGTAGATACAATTTCTGAAGCTTTAAGTAATGAAGTTTATGGTCTGTTAAGCTCTGAGGAAATTAAAGCAGAATTTAAAGATAAAATAGAAGATGCTATCAAGATTATTAATGATGAAAATGTTATTGATGATATTGATGTTAGTGATGTTGATGTTGAAGAAGAATGATGTGAAAATATGAATTTTTATATCTCAAGTTCTAATTCATCTTCTTCTTTCTTTATTTTCCTTTTCTCTTTCAATATCTCATTAGCAATTTTATAATTTCTAATTAACTCCATTACAAGGCTGTCTAGTCCCATTTTCCTAAGTTTGTCAGCATATCTTGTATATTTATTATCAATCTTCCAATTATTGTATATTAGAATATAAGCGTTCATAACTTCTATAATTTTTCTGTTTGATAAATCATATTCGAATGGGAAATTAATCTTGTCCAGAAATTCGAAAAGTTTCTCTTTCTCTTCCTCAGTAAGTTTATATTTTTCCCTAACTGTCTTTTGATTGCCTACATATCTTCTAGACCCATCAAACCAAAAAATATCTCTATAGCCCGTTACTTTGCTATATGTAGCTGTGTCCATGCTCTCAGCAAAGTCAAAGGCTTGAATAAAATATGGTGCTGACATTCCTAGAACGTGAAGATATGGAACCTTCCTCCTTATGTAATAGATCCACGGAAAAGTATATATCAAAATTTTCATTTTTGAAGATGCTATAAGTCCTCCAACTGCAAAATAATAAGTATATTGTTTATAAAAATCTATAGCTTCATCTATATCTTGAATTGGATAAATATGAATTACTGGTATAATTTTTTCTATATACTCAATTTTTGTATAAAGATATTCGAAATATTCGAAATTCTTTTTATCAAGTGGAGAAAATATGCTAGGTATATCTAGAGAAAAAAATGCATAAGCGTCTATCATTTTGTATTTTTGTAAGACGTCATCAACTGAGATTTCTAGACCATGAATTGTAATTTGATAGCCCCCGCTGTCGACCCAAGTCTCATTTTTCCATGTCTTTGTTCTAAATCTTAATTGATTAATTAGAATTGGAAAATTTGTCTTTAAAATATAAGAAGTCGGCGAACTTAGTCCGAAAACTAACTTCATTTTTACTCTCCATGGATTGTCTTTCTCCTTAACAAGTATATAATTCCGCCAATTATCGGCATTATCAATATTCTTAATATTGTAAATATGGCATTTCCTTCTATTACGAAATTATAGAATATTTGATTTTGTAGTCCTAAGTAGAAGAATAGAAATATCTGCAATATTAAACTAATTAATACAGTTGAAAATAATAGTTTATTGTTTGTCAATTTCAAAAATGCGAAACTGACAATTAAGAAGTTCCAGAAGATAAATAACAATCCGGAGAAACCAAACGATATTGAAAATCCTAAGATATTTTCTAGAACATTAGCAATTGTATCTGCACTGAAGATTAGCAATAAAATATTGGGGGTAATTTTCGTGAATTTTTCCGGAAGAATTCTATCAAACGTCATATTTTGGACTAATCGAGTTTGAATTATAGAATTTACGAAAATGAAACTCATATACCAGATTGGAAATAGAACAAATAGAATATTTAGGTTTGAAAAACTGTCTAATATTGCTAATATGGTAACTACAAAATAACTCAAGAAATATCCGATTTTTGCATTTTTATCTACATTTTTAGTTTCTCCGGCTATATAACTAATCGCATTTATGAAGAGAAACATTGACAAGTCAAATAGTAAAGCTGAAAGTAAAGTATTTGATATTGTAAAGTTTTGTATCTGGAAATGAAAACTTGAAATTGGCAAAATTAGCGATACAATTATTTGTAAAATTGCTAATCCGTCTACTATATATGCATAAATTGTTTTTTTAACAACACTAAATAAACCGATAGCAAATAATAGTTCTGAAATTAAGAATTTCTGAATTAGAGGAATATTGAAATTCATAAGTACTAAATCTGTTAAAATTGGTGCTGAGAATACATAAATTAACCATAAAGAGATTCCGAAAATTGTGTAAAATTTTGGAGAAAATGTGTTTCGAATATATGCGTAATCACCGCCGTTAAGCGGGATTTTCTTAGTTAGAATGTAATACATTACAAGTAACGGAATTTCGAAAATTGCACCGATTAAGACCGCAATTAATAGATTTACATTTTTCATCATTTGAGAAACAAAAATTGGATAACTTATTCCGCTTATAATGCCCATGTACAAAAGATTTATAGAAAAAATATCTAGAGAATTAAAGCTTTTAATTATTCCCGAACTTTGTCTTTTATATTCCATATTATGGGTTTGTTTTTATGACCAATTTAAGAATTACTCAAAATTTAAAGAGATATAAATGTCATAATATTTTTATTATATTGATGACTAGGGAATTAAAGTTAAGACAAAATACAATCGTAAGATTGAATAACAATAAAGCTGAGATAATAGTAGAAGACAAATACAGACTTTTTATAACTTTAAATGAGAAAAAAGTAATTGCAAAATATTCGTATACCGTATTGTCTATAGAATTTGACAAATTCAATAGCGAAAAGTTAGCTAAGAAAATCCATACTATAGTTGAACAAACTCACAAATTCTCAATTTTGTTAATTCAAGAAGTTTTAGAATTAATCAAAATCAATAATTTATATGATGAGATAAATGAAGAAATTAAGAAATTAGTGGAGAATAAAGATATAGATAAATTACAAAAAGTTCATGAATTTTTAAAGTCCATCTAAAGAATTAAAAAGTTGTTTTTTTACAGTTTTATAACTAAAATTCTCAATCCAGAAATTATAATTTTCCTCAATTTTAGCTTTATATTCATCAAGATTGTCTAAAACTTCAAGAACTTTATCCACAGCTTTGTCAATACATATTTCTACGCCTTTTCCTATATGAATTGGATTATTTGGAAGAATTGTTGGGAAATTACAAGAATCAATTAGTAAATCTTTCAATTTTGGAGGAAAATATTCTTCCCATGCCCCGCCTTTTGTGGCGATTGTTGGAATTTTTGACACAAAAGCTTCCAGACCGTTTAACTCGAAACTCCCACCTCTGCTAGTTAGAAGATATAAGTCAGAAATTCTATACATCTTTACAATGTTATCAAAATCTGTATTTCCAGTCAGATTGAACATTCTTAAGTCTTGAAAATCTGTCCTCGGCCCACCACTTTTTACTAAAAAATAAATGTCATTCCTTTCCTTCTGAAGTTGTCTAGCTATATTGTGGAATAAATCTGCACCTTTTCTATAATCAGAATGCCATAATGATATGAAAATTAGTTTTATTTTCTTCTCATTTTTGATTTTCTCAATATAACGAATTTGTTCATCAACTTTTAGTTCCTCATCTTTTACTAAAAGTCTCTCGTTAAAGTTATGTACAACTTTAAATATTGGAATTTTCAGACCAGAGTTCTTGAATGTTTTAACTGACCATTCAGAATTTACAATTAGTCTATCAGCATAGTTATTAGCATAATCTATGAATTTCTCGGAAATTCTGTCACTGTCAGCAACTTCAACGCCTATTATTGCACTTGTTTTAGTTCTATATTGCTCAAAGAAAGAAAATTCTATTTTTCCCCAATGCCACATTGAATAAAAGAACGGATGAATTATAGAAATCGGGTAACGAAAAGGAGTAAATTGATAGAAAGATAAAGCTGGGATTTCGTAAACTGTATATCTCTCTTTTAGCATTTTTATATGTTCTTTAGCTACAAATTTAAAACTAACATCATGATGTTGTGGATAAACGTAATATATAATATTTGCCATTTTTATTTCACCATGTGCTTAATTTTGAGTTTATAATTTGAAACCATTTCCATAACTTTCAAACTCATAATTTCAAATTTGCATTGGTTCGGTCTTAATTTTGAATTAAAGAACTCCATATTTGACCTCACCAAATTATTAATACAAATTCTGGAATATGTTCAAACAATTGTGGTATATCTTCAAATTTAAATTCCATTTTCTTTTCATCACATGGAGTTTTCACATAATGTATAGTCCCTAATTTAGCCACATTTACATGGAGAATATGGTCATGAATGAAAATATCTACTGGAATTTCTTTGTAATATTCTTTTTCCAAATAAGTATTTAATATAATTTCAAAAATTGGAATTTGATTTTTTCTAAATATATAATTAGTTCCAGAACAAAATGGTCTAATTTCGTTAGCCCAACTATAATAAAGCCAGTAACAAAGCGTGAGAATTCTATTTAAAGGGTCTATTTCACGCAATTTTGGGACTATTAAATCACTATCAATTATTGCAAAAATGTCATCATCTAAAGTTTTAGCTATATCTAAAATTTTCAACAATTGTTTAGCTATTCTGACCCATCTGATTTCACTGTTTGTTTCATTCCAGATTAT